GAATTTTTTTCCATTTTGCTTTGCATTGTTTCTCGCTATCCTTTCAGCTGTTTGATCTTTCATTGCCTCACGCGCTGAAATCATATTCTCTTTTAAAATTGACACTGCGTCAGCATTAGATTGTTTGTCCGCATCTGCCGCAACTTTCATTAATTCAATACTTGTGTCTGCTTCCAATTTATCACGCTCTAGATCCATTTTTTCTGAATCAGTTGCAATATCTTTAGCTAATCTTGCCTGAGTCTCCATTGCTTTTAAATCAATTTCTTGTTGCTTTAATTTAACAAGTGGATCTTTAGGCTCTTGATTCATTCGTGCTTCTTCATCTTTAGCTAATTGTCCAGTTAATTGTGCTTCAATTTGTGCCTGCTCAGAAGCAATTTGATTTGTCAATTGATCATTTTGCTGTTGTAATTGTTGCATTGCTTGTTGGTTGCCTTGTTGTTGTGCTTGTTGCATTGCTTGTTGTAGTTGTTGAACTTGTTGTTGATATTTTTGATTCATTTGTTCACCAGCCATTAATGCAATATGTTCTGAAATATGAGCTTGTAACAAAGAAAATAATTGTGGATTAATTTGAACCATTCTTGTAAACATAAATTCTGAGTGTGCACTTATATGAGCTTGATGATCCTGCATTGGAAATGCCTTAGGTGCTTGACCTTTCATTGCTTGTCCATTTTCTGTAGCCGGTCCTGTAGGAGCTGGTAACTCAGGATCTGGTTTTAAAATTGCATCAACATTATCAACACCCATTGCTGAATACATTCTTCTATACGCTTCACGTAAATTATGCATAGAAGGATTAGATGATGCTAATTGTAATTGTTGTTGAGCCAATGTAATTCGCTGTGCCATTGAAAATATATTGGGATCAGAAATAGGTAGTATATCTACACGCTCATCAAAGTCTTGTTGTTTAATCATACGATTTCCACCAACAACAGCATATGGATATTCCGGTGGTAAATATAATTGAAACACACGTGCAAGCATTGAAAACTCTTCACGTTGTCCGTAATGCAATCTTTTATGTATTGCACTCATTACTTTAGTACCACGTTCTAATAAAGCAAGTGTAGTTCCAACTGGGTTTTGTTCATTTCCTTCACCCATTTTCATATCAGCAATTGCTGCAAAAGATTTTCCTGCATCAACTGCAAAACCTAATAATGCAAATAAAGTTTGAGAAGGTTCTTTAAATGGAAGTGGTAATAGTGACTCACGAATAGAATTACCTGTTACATCCACATCTCTAAATTCACCTGGTTGTAATGGTTCATCAGAATCACGTATACGCATTCCACGTGCTTTAAATCCTGCTGGAAGATTGGCAAGAGTACCTGCATCAATTAACTGCCGCAAAACACTTGTTGCAGTTCTTGACAATCCACCTAGCATGTGTATTAGACCAAAGCCGTAAAACCCTAGTCCTGGGAGGAATTTAAAGTGTACGAAGTATGGAATCTTTTTATAAAAAGCATCTTGTTGATTCCAGTTTCTTCTTATAGATAAAATTGTTCTAGAATATTTGTCAATTGTAACAATATATGGAAGTTTAATTCCTTTTTGATCTTCAAATCCTGGAACATCCGCATTAACATGCATTTCTAAAATTTCATGTTCGTCATCATCGTTGGCGTATTCTTTTTGAACTCCTTCTAACTCATTTACTTTTTCTCTTACTTCTGAAGGATCTACTTCACCAGTTGTTAGTTCAACATCTATATAAAATCCTTGAACCTGCAATTTACGTACATCATTATTTGTCATACGTACAACATGGGTTATACGATCAGCTGTCTCTAAATCAGTTGCCATATAATTAACAACAAGATCTTCACCTGTAACAAATTTAGAAACAGCACGTTTCATAATTGGACAGAAATAAACTTTTTTAAATGAGGAACCGGATAATGGTAAATAGAAAAGCATTTGATCCATTTCAGGATCGAATTCTTTCATAACTGTTGTAATCTGATAATTCATGTAATCTTTGACACGTTCTGCCTGATCTTGTACTTCAGGTGTAATTGCGCCTACTATTTGAGTGCGTACGGGGCCGCTTGGGGGGAGGAGTTCCTTATAAGCTTGGGCTTGAAACTGCGTAACAGATTCAGCTAATAAAGGATGTACGACCCCTGATGCACCTTCGAACGGTTGTGTTCGGTCTTCATATTTAAAACCTAACATATCAAGTCCTTTGACATAGGTATCTTCCCAGTCTTTTCTAGACTCTTTATCCGCTTCGAATGCTCCCACAAGATCATTAGCGAACTTACGGGAATCTTTTTCTTCTATATACTCTGCTAAATTTGCATCAAATGGAATCTGTGATTGATCTATTGGTGCGTTAGGATCAAAGTTGACCTCTGCACCTCCATCTTGCATTTCTGTTAATTCTACATCTGGTTCAAACTCTACAACTTGTTCAGGTAATTGAACTTCTTGACCTACTGGTTCAATATCCAAAGCGCCTTGCAATGCTTCTAAAGCTTTATCAATATTATTATTTTGATTCTTTTTTGCCATCTATCTCCCCTATAGTCCTGGCACGACATCTTTCATAATGCCATACGGTGAAGGTCCTTTTTCTGGCGCGATAGTTTTTGTCAAACCACCTTCCTTATACGCCGGAAGACCCTTGCTTATTTTCTCCAGTGCCTTTTTGTTTCCTTTCAACATCAACGCTGGAACACCAAAGTAAGATTGATCTTCGCCCCATCTTCCTGTTTCACGTTTTGGTCCCGCAATGCTTGTTTCAACTAAATTTGCCCCACTTTTTGCTTTAGCCTTACGAATAGCATTTTTTAATATCGGACCATACGCAATTAAGTTACCTTGATAATCCCTGTTTCCAGGACCTAAATGTAAGTTCTTAATCGTTGGTGTCGAAAAAGCCACGCCATCGTAATTACCATCTTTTGCCACTCTCAGCAAGTACTTAATTGCAAATTCCATATAATCTTGTGAATCTTTAAATGGACCTTCAGGAATATTACTTGTATTCTTTCCTAAGTTTGAAGCTTTATCTGCTTCAATACCTCTAATCATATCTTTTTGTTCATAAAGTTTTGCTAGTTTTGGTGAACGTGGATTAGTCTCCAGTAAACGATCTATTTGTCGTTGTATGTTAGCCATTTGTTCCAAGTTTGCTTGATTAGATTTTGCCACTGCAACATCTAAACGCGGAAAATACTTTCCTTCTTTTCCAACTTTCTTTCCTGCTTTATCTGCTGCACGAATAGCTGATGAAATAGGTTGGTGCATATCTGATTGAAACTCTTCTACAAATAATAATTTATTTCCGTATTCATCCACGCGGTCACTTACACGTGCATGCATAAAAGCGTTTTGTCCTTTTGCTGAACCAAACGAATGAGCATAATCATATACAGGTTCATTTTTACGTGGACCTTTTGGTTTCCATCCAAATAAAAATTCACGGTAATTCTTACCAGACGTGCTTCCAAATACTTGTGAACTTGAATGTGAAGGAGAACCAACAAAAGCTGAACCCTCCATACCAACACCACGTTGTCTTGTTTTAGCTAATACGTCCGTCATTACTTGTTTTATTTCATAAGGAACAGAAACATTATTAGCTGGAATTCCTTCTTTAGTTACATTCTTAATTCCGTAAGCATTCTCAAAAAGATCATCTAAATTTTTTAACGCGGCTAAACCAGCCTTATCATCAGTGATATTACTTGTTTGTGCTTGTAAGAAACGAATAATTTTTCCTGCTTCAGGAGAGAAGACACTTGGATCCACACTTTTTAATGATTGAGAAATGTTAAGTGCATCTCTAAAATCTCTACCTGTTACTTGTACATCGAAGTCAGGGACGATTTCATCAAACTTATTAATAAGATCATTCTTTGAAATTTTATTTGTTGTATTAGCACTAAGCCACGGTCCAAGTGAAGTGTCCATCATTTCCGCGTCACGCACACCACGTTTTTTTAAGAACTGCATCCATTGCTGTCCTGTCATGATTGGTGGACCTTGTATAATTTCTTCACGCGAACGGAAAAACATTGCTGGTGTGTCTGTAGACGCATCTGGTTTAGGGGTCTTGCCAACAGACAACATATTTGGATCTTCTTGAGCAAATTTCATTGCATCATCGTATGTTTTAAAATCTTTTACTGGCAATCCTGCGTTATCAAAAAC